CACGCGAAGTCCATCGTGGACGCCATGAAGGAACGTAACATCCCGGCGTACATCGCCGACGATTACTACGCCATCGCATGGCCGACGACGCTTCGCACGTTCAAGAACAACCTTGAAACGATCCATCAGTACTCGGACACGGGCTTCAATCTCATCATGAACGGTGAGATCGGCCGCTACGAGAACACCCGGTACATCGAGCAAACCAACATCGCTAAGGGTACGGGTACGGACGGCGTCACGACCACGGCATGGGTCAACGGTCAGTCCGACTGGTGCTTCTTCTTCGGTAACGACACGGTGGCAGAGGCCATCGCGGTACCCGAGGAAATGCGCGGCAAAATTCCGACAGACTACGGTCGGTCCAAGGGCATCGCCTGGTACTACCTCGGCGGTTTCGGCATCGTCCACACACTCGCGATCAACGCTCGTATCGTGAAGTGGGACTCTCAGGCTTAAGGGGCTGACATGAGCAATACTCAAGCATTGAAGAACATGGCGTATGACAACGCGGCGTACATCGCTCGCGGTGCGTACACCTCGCTTACTGCCGCCGGCTCGGGTGGCGTCTCGGGTAAGTTCGTGGCTCACTCCAACCTGCTGCTGTTCAGCTTGTCGGCGTTCACCACGGTTGCCTCGACGTCCACCTACACGGCGACGCAGTACTACAACTACGGCGGCTTGACCAACACCTCCGCAACGGTCCATGTAAACGCGTCTCAGCTTTCGCTGATCCGCATCACCAACACCGCAGCGGCTGGCGTGGCGCCCGCTCTCAGCACTTCCACCATCGGTCCTTTCTACGTTGACACGCTGTTCGCAAACGGCACGGCAACGGGTCAGATCGGCGCGGTGGCGCAGGTAGCGCTGAACACCTCGACGGGTACGGCTGGCCTCAACGGTCTGTCGATCAACCAGGGCGACCAAATCTACATCGTGAACGGCACCGACGCCTCGTCGGTCAACCTCGTCACGATTGACTGGCAGGTCACCCCGCTCTCCAACGTGGTCGCATAAGGGGAAACGTATGCCGAAAGTTACCCAGTCAAAGATGTACGAGACCCCGCAGGTCACCGCAGACCAGCTGGCCACGGAGATGTTCGGCGGCATGGCCCCATCGAAGGATGAGGTCATCCGCTCGGCCAACGCCCGCGCCCAGAAGCGTCACGAGATGAAGAATCAGCATCTCGCGGACGTCGATGTTCTGCCGGAGTCGGCCGAGATGATCCGCAACGAGTTGGTCGGCATCAAAAATGCCGGATACCTCGTCAAGAAGAACCTCGAGTACGGTGTCAACGCGTTCTACAACACGCTGCCGCCGGGCATGGACATTGAGGATCAGGAAAACGCCGACATTCGCAAGATGGAGCTGTACACCTATGAGGGTGGACTGGGCTATCTCGGCGACGGTTGGGTCCATCGTTCCTCGGGTTCCATGATGCCGAAGACCAAGGACGTTGGCCGCCCTGCGGGCACCAACTACCCTGGGAAGCCGCGCACCTAATCTGGAGACCACCCGTGCCCAAAATCGTACAAGAGAAGTTTCAGGTTACGTTCCCGGACTATCACTCAAAGGCCGAGGATGATCACGGGTGGGTCGAGGATCAGGCTGCACGCGCCAAGAAGGGATTGCGTGGTGACGAAGGACAGCCGGGAGGCGACAGCGCCTCCCGGTTTTCCATGTTGGCAACGTTTTACAACAGCTTGCCGCCCGGCATGGACATTGAGGACCAAGAGACCGCCGATATCCGCAAGATGGGAATGTCCTTCAATGGCAATATGCCGATTGGACCGGCGACTGGCGATCTGACCAACCATGAGGTCAATTCGGTGTCGCTGCGTAGGGGCTTTGACAAGAAGAAGCTGCTCCAGACGGACGACGAATACACCCGCGAACACAACGACGCCTTCTACGACGACGTCGGTGGGTTCGTCGAGCGCAACAACATGTTGGACAGGCTCTAATTTATGCCAGTCACACCTCCGTCAAACAATGTTCCCCTTGGCATTTGCAGCATCGATCCGACGTCGGGTCTGGTGTATTCGCCAGGTTGTGCAAACTACACGACTATCAGCACCGCAGGCACGACCACGGTCGATGCTCTGGCCGGCGGCGGTATCTTTTTTGCCCTCAACTGCCTGTCGGTCGGCACCTCCTGGACAGCCACGGCGTATGACATTTACGTCACCGGCACCACGACCAACACCGGCCAGCTGATCGCCACGCAGACGGCGGCGGCTACCGGCGCACAGGGTGGCGCAGGGCCGGCAGGTCTCGGCGTCCGCTACAACGGGTCGCTGGTCGTTGTCACGACGGGTACGCCCGGCTCGTGGAACGTCTTGTGGGACTAAATGGCTACCCTCTACGTTGAGGAATACGGCAACTTAGGGGCGGCGGGAACGACCATCGGCCCGTGGATGACGTCCGCGCAGGCGCCGCAGGAACCCTCGATCACGGGTCAGGCGATCACCATCAGCGCCAGCTCGACGGCGGGCGCCCCGTTCAACGCCGGTACCCGCATGATCCGCGTCAATACGGACGCTACCTGCTCGGTCATGATTGGCCTGAATCCGGTGGCCGTACCGACAAGAAAGCGCATTCCGGCCAATGGAACCGAGTTTTTCGGCGTTCAGCCAGGACATACCATTGCCGTCATCACCAATGTATGAAACTGCGGTGGTCTCGGCAATTTCCGTGGGTCACGGCTGAGACCGACGAACAGATACGGGTCAAGGCGTTTTTTGCCGATGTGAGGCAGAAAACATGGGTTCAGGTGCTGACGACGGGAGAACTGGCCGTTCTGGATCACCTCAAACCCTGCCGCCGCTACGGTGTCAGGCCGGTCGATCTCAAGAACGCAGCCTATTTTCCGTCCGAATGGGAACATTGGCCGATGGCGTACCGCATCCATTGGCCGCGTGAATACGACCTGTCGGAAGACGATTTCAGGATTTTGAGAGACGACGAGCTGCCAGAACAAGTCAGGAGTTGAGCCGACATGGCCCTTCAATACAGCGTGACGCACCGCACGAATGCCATGTCGGACATATCGACCCAAATAGGCGCGTCGGGCGTCCTCAAAATATGGACAGGAACGCCTCCAACGAACTGTGGGACAGCCGACACGGGCAGTTTACTGGCGACCCTGACTTGCAACGCGGGCGGGTTTGGATCGGCCTCCAGCGGCGTCCTGACGGCCTCTGCGATCACCTCAAACACGGCGTCAGGCACCGGCACGGCGGGCTATTTTCGCATCTACCCATCGGCGGCGACCTCGACCAACGCAGTCTTGCAGGGTCTGTGCGGTACGTCAGGGTCCGATCTCAACCTGTCGTCAACGTCCATCACAACGGGTCAGACGGTGAGCATCACCTCAATGACCATCACGGCGTTCGGGGTCTGACATGGCAGACAATACCCTCATCAACCTCGGCTCCGGCGGCGACACGATCCGAGACCTGGACAGGTCGGGCGGCGGCATCAAGACGCAGGTCGTGCAACTCGATTTTGGAGGTTCGGCGTCAAACGCAGAGCAGTTGGCCAGTTTGTCCAACCCGCTGCCGATTCAACCTGCCGCGTCGTACTTTGCAGCCGGCACCGGCAACACCTCAACCGCGCAGTTGGCGGCCAGCGCGACCTTCACCGGCACGATTGAGTCCGTATTGTCGCAGGTGGCGGCATCGATCCTGATCCTGTCCGATCAGCCTTTCACGGTCACGCTGAACCAATACATCACGCCGACCGATTATCAGCCCTGCGAAACGGAGTCCTACTCCATCGCGGCGAACACGCATTTCAGCCACGCCATCATCCTGAACGGCAACTATTTCAACCTGACCGTCCAGAATACCGGCGCGGCGCTGACCACAAAACTGAACATCAACACCTACTACGGCACGATGATGTCCAACGGTCAGCAAAAGACCGCGACCTCGTTGCCTGTCGTTGTGACCTCCGACCAGACCACGGCCGCCTCGACTCAGCCGGCGTTTGCAAGTCAGGCGGTCACGGTCGCAGACCGCGCCACGGGCGCCACATC